CTCTGGCCGAAGCTCAGCCTTTTTTGCGGCGATCGCCAAGACAGCTTCTTCAATCGAAACGCCTGCAGCTTTTGCAAGGACAATTGCTACGTCACAGTCTGGAAGACTGCGAGCTTTCACGTAGTGATCCATAGATTTCTGCGGTAATCCCAATTCCTTGGCGCGTGAATTTACGCTTTTCCCGTCTAATACTTTCGTAATTAATTCTTCGTAAGTCATGGTTTTCCTCTTGCAACATTAGCGAGATTGGACTAGCATTCACTCAATTAGCAATATTGGACTAAGTCAAATATTGCTGACAGCATGAACATTAGTCCAATTTTGCTAAAAGGTAAACGGGGAATTCATGAAAAACCGCTATCACATCGTTGTCGCCTCTGGCGTGCTCTGTATGGGCGGTGACAGTGATTTTCTGGCCGCTATCCTCAAGGCCAAGCAAGCAAAAGAGCGTTTCCGCGCCCAACTGCCATATAGCACCGTCCGTGTGCACATGTTCTATCCGAACAATCAACGTATCCCCTCAATCGAGTTAAAAGCGGCGCTCCGTGCATTGGCCGATGTGACTGTTTTTTCGGCAGTTTCGAACCGCATCGCGGCTGCTGCCCTGCGTAGCGGGGCAGTGGGCGCGGATTGCGGTTCGGCTGTTGCTGTTGGTTGTGATTTTCGTCAGGCGAGCGTGGTAGCACCGCCTGACAGTCCCGATTTAGGGAATTCCGTTGATTCTTCGATGGAACTGGTGGGGGTCTGATGGCATACGACACGATCAAGCTGAAATCGCCAGCTTTAGACCGCCAACTGGTTAGCCGCATCGAGCAGCAATGCATGCTCCGTTCCGGTCAAGACATGGCGTCCGGTGAAATTCTGTATGAGATTTTCAGCGGTGAGTTGCTCGGTTCATGGGATGCGCGGATTTCTGTCGTGCCGAAGTATGAGGACTGGGTGATTAACAAAAATGGTCGACCAGAACTGCGGCCATGTGAGCCGTATCTGTTGATCGAAGCTTCAGTACATAAGGTTTTTTACGGACATAACGTCTATGGCGGTCCGACCGACTTTCAAGCGGTATGCAGCGACTTCGTTGTTCTGCTGGAAAAGCTGCTTAACACCGAATTACCTCCAGCACGTCAGTGGACAGTGCATCGCGTCGATTTGGCATTGGTCTATCGCTTGCCAAAGGCTGCATGTAAAGAATTCTTCGACGGTGTGCAGCTGATGAGTTTCCCACGTCGCAAACGCGGCTCTGCAAAGTACGACATGGCGGTGTACTTCGCTGGCAAGACTACGACCGTCAAGTTCTATCACAAAGGCACCGAGTTTCAGGTGCATGAACGCGCAAGGCTGCGCAACTTTTTTACCAATCTTTTCACGCATTTACATGGTGTGGATGACAAAGAAAACCGAGCACGAGTAGAGAGAAAAATCAACGCATTACAGAGGCTAGCCGATAGCAGGCTGCGCGTTGAAGTTGAGATTCATTCTGACAAATTTCAATACGACTTTGAGAAAAACCCACGCGTCGAGGAAGTGACGGACGCATATCTGCAGCAGGTCTATGACAAGGAAGTCGAAAAGCTGCTGCGTGAAGGAAAACAAGCTATGGACACCGTGAGAGAGAGCAGGGCAGTGCTGCGCCGTTTGAAGAACGTCTATGGCGATTCAGCAGGTTCCCGGCTGTATGGCTTCTGGTCTTCGCTGTGCACCCTGGGAGATGAGGTGACACGTGAACAGTTCGCTAAAACAGTTTTTTACCGTAACAGGAAGTGCCTAGAGGATGCCGGTGTTTCGTGGCGTGGCACTGACGTTGTAGTTGTCGCAAACGATAGTTTGATTCCTGTCGATTTCGCTCCTGTACGCACCGATAAACGATTGTGTTTTCTACCGGCGCGCAATCGTCAAGAGTATCAAGTTAGCCGGGAAATGATGCGCCTTGTGGCGTGAACAGGAGATTCAAATGGCAGAGATCAATACAGCACCATCAGCACCACAAACCGCGCAACGCGCATCAGCTGCAATGCAGGTAGTCATTAAAGGGCGCATTGAGTTGTCGCGCGTATACGAGGGTAACCGTTACACGCAAATCATGACACCTGCACCAGATCAGTACTCGCGTCCGCAAGTTGTTGAAGTGCGCAGCAAGCAAAAGCTGGGGGAGCGCACTGACGAAGTGACGGTAATTGCAAAACTTGGTGGCTATCAGCGCAAGCCGTACCAGGTGAAAGACAAGAACACCGGCGAATTAACCACGATTGTTCCGACTGAGCACACGCTGGATGTAGTCGAGAGTTAAAAAATGACCGTCAGCTCCGCATGTCACGACCTCATTCACTTCGCTATGTTTCAAGGCTTCCTCGTCGGCTTTGTTCTCATTATGGGTCTCGTTGGATATTTCTACATTCGGAAAAAATTATGACCGTCACACCGGAAATTTTCATAGGTGCATGCGTAGTCGTGTGTTTCGCACTCGGCTGGATAGCAGGGGGGCAAAGATGATGTACATGCTTTGGAAAGCAGTGTGGCCGACGCTAGCGTGTCTTGGTTTGTGGGTCGCAGGTGTCTTGATTATCAAGTACATCAGTTATCGCTTAAAGGTGGGTCTATGAGTACCACTGCAGTCGTCGGTTATTGCCTTACCGCCTTTGGGATTGGTTATGCAGCGTCGTACGGTTTGTTGCTGATACGTCGGGCGTTTCAAGTGTTGGAGTAGGACGGCTTTTTCCAGTGCCGCAATTCTGAAAATCTGGAAGCATTTAAGGGGTTAAAAATGTTGAAAAAAATTCAAACGCAATTGCTTTTCGGTTTCTTTGCTTTGATGGGTCTGTTCCATAACGCAATGGCCGCGGTTGGTGACGATCCTGGTATCGATGCAATCAATGAACTGAGCGGCAAAGCAACTAGCTATATCGCTGCAGCTTTCGCTGTTGCTGTCCTGGTCGCCGGTGGCTTCTGGGGTATCAGCATGATGAAAAAAGCGTTCTCGCGCGCTAAGTAATCATGAACAACCTGGCGATCTTATTGGTCGCCAGCTTCGCGCTGGCTTCCTGCACATTCACTCAAACCGCCGAACATAAATATGCGCAATCTGAAAACATTCGTTGGTCATATTCGCCGGTTGTCTGTCAAGACGGCTCTCTGTCTACTCGTTGTCCTTTGCGCTAGTAATTCGTACGCTGTTACATCGACACGGTGGTACCAGAACGCTACGCCTACGCCTTCTGGTGACAATGCTGCGAGTCCGCAGGCTGCTTGCCAAAGTTGGTTGAGTAAGCATCCTGGTTATGAATTCGTACAGATTAGACAGCCGAATCCGCCGTTCTTTGTCTGTGATGTGAAAACTATTTCTTCGGGTACGGTCCTAAATTTGGATGGCGGTTCAGGTACGCGTGACTGTCCTGCAGGTCAAGATGTGACTTTACCTAGTGCTGGTTATCCACAGTGCGGTCAGCCAAATAATTGCCCGACTTCTGGCACATCTGTTGGCATAACCAATATCACTACCGCATGGGCGAATGGACCCGGTGTAGGTGCAAGTATTCAGCAGAAAATTGTCCCAGATGGCGGCTTGGGTTCTGCTGGCTCCGTAACGTATTGTTCCTCTTCTTGCGGCATTTCTAATTCAGGCGCCGCTCCGACTCAATGTTGGCAGTCGAGCGTGGCTTCTGGTACAGGCTTGTATCGAATTTCTTGCGATGTGCCTATGGTGAGTACAGGTCAACCTTGTACTGTTGGTACTGGTGCAGGTCAATCCCCAGACCCGACAGTTCCGCCACCTGCGCCCCCTTGTGCTGGTGCGTTCGGTACTGTCAATGGAAAGCCTACTTGTCTTGATTCTTCTGGTTCGACTCCCAACAACACAACACCTGCACCGAACCCTGGCAATCCTGCGCCCGGCACTGTTGGTGGCGGGGATAAAAGTACTGGTGTCGACCCGGTTACTGGTGCTGGCACCGGAACGAATGGAACCGGTACGGGCGGTGCTGGCGGCGGTAGTGGCGGCGGTGGAACTAACGTCACTGTAGAGGTGAAGGACATTGCCACATGCGGATTACCTGGTAAGCCAAAGTGCCAAATGGATGAAGGAGATACACCGTCAGGCGTTGGCACAGCCCTGGATGCTTCTAAGACCGCACTACAGACCGCTATCGATGGAGTGAAAAGTTCTGCGAGTGAGGCCGCTTCTGATAGCGGCAAGGACACATCTATCGGATGGATGCCGATTATTCCAGAGGGCACATGCACAGAGCAGGATTTGCCGATACCTGTGCCTGGTGGTGGTGTGTTGAAAACCGATATTTGCAAGTACACGTCGTATGTGACGGTCGGCTTTGAATTGCTGTGGGCAGCATTCTTCGGCTTCGCGATTATGGGTCTAGTTGCATCGGCCACATCCAAACCTCACGCATAGGAAAACATCATGCCATTACTTGGTGCCTTATTCGTCAGCCTGGTCGGCAGTTTCGCGACCTGGCTTGTTCAATTCTTTACGCAGAAGGTCGCTGTTGCTACTGCTATTAGCTTGCTCCTGGGTGCGTTGATTCTCGGCTTGTTCATCGCAGCTCGTGCCGCCTTGGCTAGCATTGGTGGCCTGGCCGGTTCAGTGCATCCAATGTTCGGAGCTGGTGTGTCGATGATTATCTCGCCGCGTGTAGCGTCGCTCCTGGCTAGCTTTATGTCCTTCTGGGTGTTGGTCGAGCTGTACAAGTGGAAAGTCAATCTCTTGCAACTTTGGTCGAGGACAATATGAATCTAACCTGGCCGGAAATTATTGTTTTGGGCGGCACGTTCGCCGTCATCATGGTGTACGTGTGGACGAATTTCATAGGCGATTTGCCGGATGATTTTCTGCAGAAGCGAAAGGACGACTAATGGCCGTCTATGCGATCACTGGCAAATTGGGGTCAGGGAAGGGCAAGGCGGGTATCCAACGACTGCGTGAGTATCTCAGGCAGGGCAAGCGCGTTGCAACGAACTGTGACGTGTTTATGGAATACTTGATGCCGAAGCATTCCAGGGCGACGATTATTAGAGTGCCGGACAAGCCAACTGCTTATGACCTGTACGCCATTGGCAGCGGCAATCGGTACGTCGAATTTGATCCGTTAATCAAGATTACACCCAGTGGCGACTACACGTTTACGCCGCCGTCCCCGAAGCTGTTGAAGGGCTTCGATGAGTCGTTTAATGGTGCGCTTGTCCTGGACGAATGCGGCTCCTGGTTGAATACCAGGACATTCAACGAAAAAGGCAGGGCGGAGATGTTGGAGTGGTGTATCCACGCTCGTAAGTATGGCTGGGATATTTTCTTTATTACGCAGAACATCGGCCAGATCGATAAGCAACTGCGCGAAAGTTTGTTTGAATACGTGGTGCGCTTGAATCGCCTGGACAGAATGAAAATCCCCGTCGTGTCGCCTCTGATCAAAGGCATGACAGCAGGTATGGCAAGTGGTGCATTGCCCCGTGTGCATATCGGCGTAGTTCGCCTGGGAAGTTCGCCAGATGCGCTGGTTGCAGATCGTTGGGTCTTTCGTGGCGATGATCTGAACAATGCCTACAATACGACGCAGGTGTTCAGTGATAGTTATCCGCATGCGATACACTGTCTGCTGCCGAATTGGCACCGGGAAGGCTTCAAATTTCCTGAGCCAGTGCCGATTGGCATACGCATCGCCAGGCGGCTTGGCTTCATGCAAGAACCTAAGCGAATGCGGCCAAGGCCAGCGGCCAAGCCGAATCGCATACGTGAGCTCATCATGCAGCTGCCTGAAGATCAGCGCATACGGCATTTCCAACGATTTCAAGCTGCAGGAGTGATTTAATGTCATACGTTTTGGCTACTACGACGAAGCAAGTGCAATGGTACAAATTCAAAGCATCATCTGACACTGGCAGTTACGAGCTGGTGGACGTACTTGATCTGAATGTAGTTCCTATGTTCGGCGACAAGGAGTCTGCGAAATTCGCCGCGCAAGGTCTTGGCCTGAAAACTTGGCGCTACGTGAAGCTATAGTTAGCTGGGTATGGGGCGCAGCGCCCATGTAGACTAGTGAGGGCGCGGCTCGACTATGATCGAATGCGCCCTTGTCGTTTCGACTGCAGTCGAATTGTCTCGCGCCATGCCAAACCGCTTTTAATTTTGAATTATTGATAAATTTCTTGAATGAGCGACGATA